TTATTTTCAAATGTAACTTGACAAAAGTCAATTTTGCGTTCTAGGGGGGTTTTTCAAAGTTTCAGTATGTTTATATGCAAGTATGCTAAATAGCCTTAAACGGCTTAAAAACAGCCTTATTTGAACCCCTCAAAAAGCCCCTTTAAATAGTGTAAAGAGGTTAATTTGTCAAGTTATTTCTTAATTGTAAACTACTTTTTTACATAAATTGTTAAAAAAGCTGGGTATATAGTATGCAATATATTTTTTTAAAAATAATTTTAAAAAAGTGTTAAAAAAAGCTTGCACACATACAGATATGTTTGTATACTTGTATTCAAGAGGGGGCATTAAAGCAACCTCCCGACGAACCGCCCAAAAGGGTACACGAGCCAAAAAGCTCAAAAGGAGTTATTATGACAAAAGCAACAACTACAAAAGCAACAGCAACAGCAACAGCAACAGCAACAACTTCTATTATTGAAACGCTAAATAAATTTAGTGAATCTCTAGAAAGTAACGAGATGATTAAAGACTATTTTGAAGGTTTTGAGACCCCACAAATTAGCTCTATTTTACCAAGCGTGGAGGGTAGTAAACTTTTTTCTAAGGAAGAGAAAGAGCGTATTTTAAACCTAAATACTAACTTAGAGTGTTTAGGGGAGGTGCAGCTACAACTAGGGTTTAGTATTAAGTCTTATAAGCCTCAAACCATTAGAGTATTCAATAGCACTAACAAAGCTAGTGTAGATAATTTTAAGGTTTACAAGTTTGACAAACCTATGCTGACACTAGCCTTCGAGGGGGTTGAGTATCCGCTTTATTACACTTTAAGTGCTAAGGTTGAGGGTGATGACAAAGGCGGTAACCATTTTAGCTCTAAGTTGCTACACCCTAAGCAAGACTTTAAGTCTTTAGAATTTAACATTCTTGAGAGTATTGCTAAGGGTGTGATTGAACAATACAAACCAACTCCCAAAGCTGTAAACACTAGTAAGGTGAACGCTCTCAAGGAAGCGAACGCAAACAAAGACTTAATTATTGAATATTCAACTAAGATGCCTATTCAAAACATTGATTTATTTATGACCTTTGTGGGCTTGGTTGACGAATCCGATAAGCTAGAGTTTATCAAAAATAACCCTTTAAAAGTGGAAGCGTAACAAGTGAACAAATTAACACACTCACAACTAGACAGTTTGGTTGTGGGTGTGGCTTTTGTCAATAGTATCGGGGTGTGGTTTTATTTAATATCGGTTTTATAGTGTGGGTCTTCGTTGTTATAGGTGCTTTACACCTTACGTATTTAGTCTTTAAGAAGAGGTAATTTGTGATAGATTTAAGAAACTTGATACATTTTCAAAATGTAGTATCAAAAATAAATAATTTAGTAGATAGTGAGTACAAAGGCTCTAGGGTAACAAAGGTAATATATACCCATAAAGATATAAGTTTTATATTAGAGCATAAAGAGTACGAAGTACGTTACACGTTACTGGAGGAAGGCGGCGTATTTATACACTGGGATGAATTTTTCATAGATTACGACAAAAATTAATTAGTTTGTAATATTACGGTAAGATTTGAGAATTTTGCCGTAATATTGCTGTAATGGGTAGCTAGACATAATTAAAATTCAGAGCAAAAATCTAGACTTTTCGAATGTATGCGTATATACTAAAATTCAGAGCAAAAACCGTCATTTTCGCCTTGCATATATGTATGTAAGGCATTTTTTTCTGAAAAATTTTCACAGACTTTTCAGTAATATATATGTATATTCTGTCTATGACTATACAAAAATCCCTCGATCCAGAACTCCTTCTCAAAATAAGAAACGAGTTCATAGAAGCAGAAGACGATTCTAAAACTCTTCTAGCTCTCTCTCAAACCTATCAAGTTCCTCTAGAGGAGCTTAGAGGTGAATCCCTTCAGAATAATTGGATGATGTTTCGTGCTAATCATCTGGCCAATATCCGTACAATGGCAATTAAACTGAATCGTTCCAAGTTAATCGCCAGAAAAGCTGCCATAGACGAAGCTGTATTCCACTCAGCAGAAACCACTCTAATTAAAACCAACGAAGCTATAGACAATCTGGAATTAGATTCCAACATCTCCGCACCTGAAGCAATACCTCTCCTGGAAAAGGCAGCCAAGACACTCGCGACAGTAGCAACGTCTACAAACGCTATTCTAACGGCTACTGACGATCTAATCCTACGAGAAGAACTATCTCCTCTCTTAGCGACAGACCCGCAAGCCAACTCTTCCAACCAAAACTCCCCCTCAAAAGTTCCAACTATGGTAGCTGTCAGACTCCCTAACGGAGAAACAGTCTACGAAGCAGACCCACGACTCGCATCTGAAGACAACAGTAATCCTGACTCTGATCATAACCTAGTCAATCTAACTGAACTCCCTACAGAAGTCCTGAGGGGTCTAACAAAAAGAAAATCAACAAAGAAGCCTAACGATGAGTAAAAATAAAATCCTTAGAACTTCAGAAGAGTTTGAAGCAGAGTACCAAAGACTTAAAAAGCCTTCAAACCCAAAATCTGAACCAGAACCTAAATTGAACATCTACTGCTTTACAGCTATCGTATGGGCTTTACTTATAGGTGCTACAGCCTTATATGAAGTGTTGCGAGGTTAATATTAATGTATGACAAGGAACAGATTCAGCACGAGCTGTCACGTAGACATTTACTAGACTTCATAATTAATACATCTCCGCCATCTGCACCATACCTAGCAGGGTGGGTACATAAAGAGATTTGTAAAAAATTAGAGAAGTTCGTCAGAGATGTAGAGGAAGGTAAGAATCCAAGGTTGATGTTATTTATGCCTCCCCGTTCTGGAAAATCTTATATCGCGACAGAGAGATTTCCTGTATGGGCCCTGGGTAAACACCCACACTGGGAGATTGTAGCATCTTCATACTCTGCAGACTTATCTAAGAAATTTTCGAAAACTGCTTTGGATATTTCTAAAGAGCAGTTCCCTCTCATTTTTCCTGGAATCGAATTAGACCCAAACAAGCAAGCTGTAGACCACTGGCAGACTAAACTCAAAGGTGGGTATAAGTCAGTAGGTGTAGGAGGTGGTCTTACTGGTAATGGAGCTCACATTCTTGTAATAGATGACCCGGTTAAAGACTGGGAAGAAGCATACTCATCGACTCAGAGAGAACGTGTGTGGAACTGGTGGACTTCTACAGCCTCTACACGCCTTGCTCCTAAATCCGGTGTACTGGTTATTATGACCAGATGGCACGAGGACGACCTGGCTGGCCGCCTGCTTGCAGAAGATGCAGAAAAAGAAGACGGAGATCCATCTAAAGAAGGCTGGGAAGTTCTGTCGTACCCTGCGATTGCAGAAAAAGACGAAAAACATCGTAAGATGGGTGAAGCCCTACACGAAGAACGATTCCCCCTCAGTAGGTTAAATGTGATCAGAGGTCGTTCCGAGAAAGTCTGGATTTCTCTGTATCAACAGAAACCCAGAAGTGATGAAGGTCGTTACATCAATACGACACTTTTCAAATACATCTCTCAACCGGAATTAGAAACTACTATCAAACAGTCTGAGGACTACAACCATAAAACCAGATACCGTACAGTAAGGGCCTGGGACTTGGCAGTAAAAGCTAAGGCTAACTCTGACCATACAGCAGGAGTTAGAGTAACAGTATCCTCTGAGGGGGATTTATACATTCAAGCTATACACAACTATAAACGTAAATGGTCGGATTCTAAAAACCATATCGTACGTGTGGCTAAGAAAGAGAAGATTCCTCTGTATATTGAAGGGGTAGCGGCTATGAGTATCGCTGTCACAGAGATACGACAAGCTCTACAAGGTAAGTGTATAGTCAAAGAGGTTCAAGTTACAAAAGATAAGCTTACAAGGGCTCTGCCTTGGATTGAGAAGCAAGAAATGGGGCAAGTTTATCTTGTCACGGAAACAAAAGATGAGTATTTAACGCAAAATTTTATAAATTCTAAGTGGATACCAGAATTTATAGAACAGTGTCAAGCTTTCGACCCTGAGCAAAACAAGCAGGAAGACGATATGATTGATGCTGTGTCTATAGGCTTTAACTCGGCTTATAAGAAGCGTAAACCCAGGATATTATACTAATGGATAAAAATACCAGTACAAACATTACCATAAAAGACGCACTTATAGGCCGTGTTAAAAGTCTGTTCGATTTCAACAAAACAAGCTCTATAATCAATACTGCTTACAAACCTGGAGGTTATACTAACCCCTGGGTTTTTGCAGCAGTACGATCCATCTCTACCAATATCGGAGGAGTCCCATTTCTCCTCCGTGAGGAAGTCTCTCAGAACACTATCAACACCACTACTGGAAAATCTAAGGGAAATCCTTGGGTTAAACTGTTCAACCGCCCTAACGCGATTATTAACACTCCGATGCTACTCTGGAAAACAACCAGTATGTATTACGAACTGGACGGAGAGTGTTTCTGGGTACTTACAGACGAGTCTGGCAGACCTTGGAAAGGTAAACTTACTTCTAAGTCTGCTCCTGCTCGTATTGAAGTAGTTAGACGTGGAGGTTCTGGAATCTCTGCTAATACTGAGATTAAACACGGTAGAACTATTTTCAAGAACTGGAAATGGGGTGAAGAGGATCTAGACGACAGACAAATTATCAGGTTCTTCGAACCTAACCCTCTGGATGAGTTAGACTCATACTCCCCTCAGCAAGCTTCTGCGATTTCTATTAAAGGTTATAATAAGGCTATTGCCTATAACGACCAGTTTTTCGAAAACGGAGCTAACATCGCAGGGTATCTTCTAGACAAGAATCCTGATTCAGATTTAGATGAAAAAGAAATTCGTAGGATGCAGGACGATTTTGATATGAACTTTGGTGGACTGCCAGGAGCTCATAAAACACCGATGATGACTGGTGGTGTAGAATATGTCACTACTGGTACAACACATAAGGATATGGACTTTGAAAACCTCACTAAAATGTCTAGGGAAGAAATTCTGGGAACTTACAATGTTCCAAAGAATCAATTTGGTATTACAGACGGACTTAACTTCGCTACTGCGAAAATTTCCGACAGACAGTTCTTCACTAACAACCTTATACCTAAGATGGAATATTTTGCATCTGTTATTAACAGTTCTCTACTATACTCTACTAATCTGGAGTGTTTCTTTGATTTCTTGACAATCGAACCTCTGAAGGATGAACGTAAAGAAAAAATTGAGGGGGCTAAGGGTCTGTATGAATTAGGATTTCCTCTTAATGAAATTAACAAGATTCAGGATTTAGGTATGATGGAAATTAAAGAGACTTGGGCCTCAGCAGCAGAGGATACTCGTAAAGATGTCTCTTCTAATTCTCGTAGGGGTCAATCAGATACAACTCCAGAGTCCTCTGCGGGGGAAGTATCACCCTCTAAGAACTAAATCTAAACCCTCCTGAACTATAAAACAGAAATAAGTAGTATATTTTATGTACTACTTATTTTTATATATACCCAGGAGGGTTTATGAAGAAGAAACGCACAGAGAAGCAACTTTTAGAAAAAGAAAAGTTCTTAGACCTCTCTCTGACAAAATCAATGTACGACTACGACACAGATGCGCAAGCATATAAAAGTCTAGTAGAAGCTGCTGGTATGATTTCTGACGGTTCTCATATTGAGGATGCAGACGAGAAAGCGGCTTATCTCGAAGGACTATCTGATAAACAACTTCTTAAAGTTGCGCATCGCGACCGAATCAAAATGTTTTTAGCTTCTGATGAAACTCAAGACAGAGACGGAGACGTTATCAAACTTGATGGGTGGGATCTAACAGAGTGGGAAGCTAACCCGGTACTTCTGAAACAACACGACAGACGACAAGTAATTGCAAAAGGTTTAAAAGCAGAAGTGATGGACTTTGAGGGGAAGAAGGGTTTATATGTTGTCGGTTATTTTCCAACTAAAGACATTTCTCCTGAAGCAGACCAAGCATTTAAAGAAGTTGAATCTGGTCTTCTTACGTCTACAAGCGTTGGCTTTGCTTATAAAGAATACTCTTACTTTGAAGACGAACAGTCCGCAAAAGAGGCAGGAGTTCAGTGGCCTTATGGTGTTCTTGTTAAGTCAGCTATTTTGCGTGAGTTGTCTGTGGTTACTATCGGCTCTAATCCAGTGGCTACTACCGTGAAAAATTCCCCCTCAGAAGAATCTGAAAAAACTGAAACAGAGAAGTTTTTCGAAAAAGAGTTAGTGCTACTCAAAGAAGAAAACAAGGCTCTGGCAGCTCGTTTAGAAGCTCTTGAGAATCCGCAATTATCTGATGAAGAAAAAGAAAAACAGGCTTCAGACGCGGCTATTCTGGACTTTTTCAAGGAAAAAGCAGAAGCTTAGTTACAACAACACTACAACTGTTAAATAATTATGTTATATTATTTAGCAGTTATATAACTAACCCTATCGAAGGAGTCTGTAATGGACAAAAAAGAATTACAAGCGTTACTGGATGCTGCCGTTGAAAAACAAGCTTCCTCTTCTGCAGAGTCACAAAAAGCGATGCAGGAAGAAATCACTGGTCTTACTGACGAGTTGAAAGCTTTAGAGCTTAAACACGAGGAAGCTTCTAAGAAGTGGGCTCTTCCTGGAATTGAAGAAGAGAAGAACTTCTCTTTTACTAAAGCTCTTCGTGGACTGGCTTTAGGTGTATGGGATGATGCAGGACTTGAGAAAGAAGTATTTGATGCTTCTCAAAAAGCACTTGCAACAACTCCAGATTCAAATGGTGGATTCACAGTCCCTACTGAACTTGCAAAACAGATGATCGAATTACTTCGTGCTGAAACTGTTCTTGACCAAGTTGGTGCTACTTGGATTGACTTGAACGGACACGGACAGATTGAAATTCCGAAAATGACTGGTGGAGCTACGGCTAACTGGTTGGACGAGAATGTTGACATTCCTGCAACTTCTCAAACATTCGGTAACTTGCTTATGAGTCCGAAAATGGTTGCAGCTCGCTCTGTGTCTTCTCGCAGACTTCTTATGCAATCGAACCAATCTATCGAAGGTATGATTCGTGCAGACCTTGCTAAGTCTCTTGCTCTTGCAATTGACGAAAAAGCGTTCTTCGGTGACGGTACTGGTAACACTCCAGTAGGTATCATTAATCAAGCTGGAGTTCAGACTCTAGGTGGAGTTAATGGTGACGCAGTATCTTGGAACAATATGGACGAGCTTCAAGGTCTTCTAGAAGATGTTGATGCAATGCGTGGAAACCTTGCTTATGCAGGTAATCCAAAACTTTGGCGTAAATTGAAACGTCAAACTGTTGAGCAGTTCTCTGGTCAAGGTGCAGAAAACGGACAACCTTATGTTAATCCTATTATGAATGATGCTCAAATTGCAGAGTTCTTGGGTTACAAATTCGGTAAGTCTACTTACTTCCCAACTGGTCAAACTACAGGTAGTTCAAGTACAACTACTCCTGGCTTCTTCGGTAACTTCTCAGACCTTATCTTGGGTATGTGGAACGGTATCACTCTTGAAGCTACGACTGTTGGTGGTGGAGCATTTAACGCTCACCAAGTTAACATCAAAGCGGTTGCAGAAGTTGATGTGGCAGTACGTCACGGCAAATCATTTGCATACGGAAACTTTGACTTAGCTTAATAAGTAGTCCAGTAAAACCTAAATCCCCTCAGAGATTACTTTGAGGGGATTTTTTGTTTATATTTATAACACCATTTAACAGGAGCCTTATAATGGCAGCAAAGAAAAAATCTACAAAGAAAGTGAAAGCAGAAGAAGTTAAAGAAGAAAAAGATTTAGCAGTACCTCACGAGTCTGTACCTGAAGAAGTTGTAAAGACTTTGACAGACGAAGACTTGTCAAAAGAGCCTAAGAAAGGTGATGTAGTAGTACCTAAGAAATTCAAAGTAAAGAAAGGTTATGCTTACTATAAGTATGACCATCCTTCTACTCGTATTCTGGCTACTATCCCAGCAGGAGAAGAAGTTGAAATATCTGACCCTATTACAGACAAAGACTGTGCGGGCCAATTCCGTAAACTTGAAATGCCTGTAGAGTTGTCAGATTTACTAGCAGAAGCATTACGTAGAAATTAAACCCCGACAAGGAATTTCAACTATCAGCCTGTAAGTTCTAATACTTGCAGGCTTTTTGTTTATATTTAGAATATAAAACAAGAGGTAATAGATGAATTTAACCACACTAGAGCGACTTTTAGAGCTTGATAACACTTTTCCTAATGGGAAAGAAGATAACCTTCTTAATATGATTATAAAAGGGGTTTCTTATAAGGTAGCTCAATACATGGGGCGGAAAATTCAAATTGGTGAGTACACCGAAATTTTCCATTACACCAAGAAAACGAATTGTAAATTTCAGTTACAGGCTGCTCCTTTAACAGGGCCCTTAGTTGAAGTTAAAGATTTGATTCAGGATGTTGTACTAGACCTTGACGAAATTAAACCTTTCAGTCTATATTCTGACAGAGGTTGGATTCAAGATTTATTCGCCTACGATTTCACATTACAAGGGGATTCTTTCTCTGTAACTTACACTGGCGGTATGGCTACAGATACAGCCGACTTTATCGCCAAATACCCAGAGATTGAATATGAAGTATTACTACAATGTCTGTTTGAATACAAAAGAAAGAAAACAATCTCTATCTCTAAGATTGGTAACTCTGGAACTAACGCTGAAGAATACTATGCTCCAGTATTTAGAAAAGAGCTTATCAGAGCAATACGACCTTATAAATTAGCGTTCTTCGGGTAGCAGTTCAGTATGGCTGACGAAATAGCTAAATTCGAACAGAAGGTAATCAAAAGGTTATCTTCTATGAAGGATGCCGATAAAACCGTTAAGAGGTCTATACAGAGGAATCTACAGGCTTTACGTGACGGTATCAGATATAAATTTTACAATAGAGATAAAGACGATTATGGATCTAATAACGGAGGAGCTTTCAGACGAAATAAAGGTAGACTTTACAACGCCTGGAGTTATACCGATGTTGTTGAAACTAGGATGGGTCAGAGTAATGCGTTTACAGGAAGTGTGTTTGCTTACACCCCAAAAGGTAAACTGTCTCTTACCCGTCCTGATGAAGTCTCTATCTACCCTGCAGCAGGCCGTAAATTCTTATTAGCTCCTAATACAAAAGTAAAACGTAGAGTAAACCCTAGTAAGGCAGTTATTCTTAGGATGTTCTCTGAACCTAGAGGCAAGAATAAAAATGTATGGGGAGTTCTAGGAGCTAGTAAAAAAGCTAAGACTGCTCACTGGTTCTTAGTAGATAAACTTACATTACCTAGACAGCCTAGAGGTTTACAGCAATATATAAATGAGAAGTCTGATATATTGTCGAATAGACTAGCTTCAACTATTGTGGAGCGTTTTGGTGAAGGTAAAGCAGGATTTAACGGTAGCCGAGCTACCATAGCAGATAGGTTTTTATAATGGCAAAACAGAAGACAGTAAGAAATAGAATTTTGGAAACGATAAAAGAGCGTATGAAAGATGTAGCTTCTCCTGAGGGGAATCTACGTTTTGATACAGGGCCAGTGACATCTTTTCAGATGCTTTCACTCTCTGGAACTTATACACCAGACCCGGACGATGAATACACTTATCGTAGATATTTAATCGAAACCATTTCCCCCTCAGAAATCAACATAACGAGAACTTATGAAGAGAAGTCATCGGACAGTCCTGTTACTCATAATGTGTCTGTCGGCAGCAATGTATTTGCTTTATCGGATTCAGGAATATCACTGGAATTTACGTCAACCGACGGAGTTCTTGTGGTGGGCCAGTCTTTCAACGTACGTATGAATCAAGCAGATTATTCTTCTAATTCAGTCACTCGATACATCCAAACTGAAGACTCTACTCACTATCCTTGTATCACAGTTCTACCTGAAACGGAAAATAAAGCTACGAAAATTTCAGATAGATATAATAATAAGCTCCATTTTATCATAGAGTATAAACTTAATATGGAAGCTTCTGAGTTAATGGATATGGAGGAATGGTTAGGAGACATCCAAGATGAATTAACTCGTTCTCATAGACTTAGAGAAACTAATCCAGACCTTTGTTTAAATATTGAGCTTTGGGTAGATAAAGTAGAAGATTATGCTTCTGACGGTATTTCTGACTGGGTAGGAGGTTATATTAAAGGTCAGGTACACTATAGACACGCAGAAAGAAACACTAGAGTCCCTAGAAACTAAAAAAAGTTGTATTTTTTAAGAAGACCATTATTTTACATATTCTTGCAAGGAGTAATATATGTCAGGTTGTAATACTAAGTTACAAAGAGTAAGACAGATTCTAGGACGACTAGAAGACTGTGAGACAGGGATGGAGTTAGATTTAGGTGCTGCGGATGCAGGACTTGAAGTAGCTGTAGCTCCTAACATCGACCCAGAAGTAGAAATGATTGAGCGTGATGTAGCCAGATCCTCTATCACTAAACTTCAAGGTGTTATCGGAAAAATTTCTGGTGGTGCTAAATTCACTCACGAGTTCAAAGGTGAAGAAGGGCCAGGATTTGTAAAACCAAAAGTAGTAGATTACTTAGAAGCCTGCTCAATGGGTGTTAGAAATGTATTCTCCATTGACTTGGATACAGTTTCATTCGACCCTTCAAACACAGCAGAGACGTTTACTGTGAATAGTAAATTATATGCTACGAGTGGAGGAGCTTCGGGATCTATCGCTACATTATCTGTAGTAGGAACAGGTTTTGGCTCTAATGCAGACGGTACTTACACTATCGTACAAGGTGTAGATTTTACTACTACAGGTTCAGGTGTAGGAGCTACTATTGACGTAACAGTAGCCTCTAACGCTATCGTATCTGCTGTAGTAAATGTAGGCGGTACAGGCTTCAACGCTAACGAAGGTATCTTAATCTCTCAGATTGATGGTAGCTCTTTTGTCGGTGGTGTTTTGAATATCGACACTGTAGGCGCAGGCGGGTTGTCCGATATGGGTGCTCGTATCGTAATCCCAGTAGATTTAGGTAAGCGTAGAGATGTAGTTTACTACGAAACTCTTAAAGCTGATGGTGTTACTGCTCCTTCTCTTGCAGACGCTACAGAGTATGAAGTAGTTTCAGAGGACGGGTCTGTATTAGGTACGTTTATAACAGGTAGTGTAGAATCCGCTGTAGTAGGTTCTGCTGTATATCCAATTTCTCGTAACCAGAAATCTATGACTATTCGTGTAGAAGAAGAAGGTTATCAACGTACAATTTACGGAGCAATGGGTAACTTCTCTATTATGGCAGAGAACTCTGGTCTTGGTAAATTCGAATTTGACTTCCAAGGTATTGTACCAGACGGACAAATTTACACTGTGAACGGAACTCCTGCGATGGACTTACCAGAAGGTTCTGTATTACTTGTAGGTTCTGGCGGAGACGTTAAATTTGTAGTTCGTAAAGCTCTTACAGTAGCCGGTGGTGCTTTGACTGATGCTGAGATTTGGATTGAGGTTCTTGAGGGGGACGTGTCAACTGTAGTAGATGGTGACATCTTATTCTTACAGGACGGTTCAGCGACAGGTACTACAACTACTCTAGCATTATCTTTAGCTAATACTAACGATAACTACAGAGCTGGATTTGGCGACCACGTTATGACAGAAGATGTTGTTTACTCTTCTCTTGTACCTCCAACTCTTCGTGATGCAAACTTGTTGTTCGGTGGATACAAACCAGCCTTCTCTGAAGTTTCAGTAGAATCTGGTAATGAAGTAGCCCTTCGTCAATCTGGTAACTCAGCAGATAGAGGATTCATCAACGCTGTTGTTAATGCTCGTTCTCCTAAAGGTTCATTTGACCCAGAGTTTATGAGTGAAGCTGATTACGACTACTTCGGTAAGTGGTTCTCAGGTGAGCCTGTTGCTCTTGAGTATCAGTTGAGTAATGACGAGATTAATAACCGTATGTACTTCTATGCGAAAAAGGCACAGACTACAGGTGGTTCTAACTCAGAACGTGACGGAGTTACGACTCTTGGTGCAGAGGCTTCTTTTGTTGGCTCTACGAAAGACCAGGACGATGAATATCGTATAGTGTTCTACTAAGCGTAATTGTTCAAAATCTGCATCTAAAAGTACAGAGTTCGCTCTGTACTTTTTTTATTTGTGTATATTTAATGAAGCCAACAAATAGGAGTTACTATGAAATCAGTACCAATTTTATCAAAGTCTACATACGATTACGTTCCTTTCGAGGACAGAGAATTACCTGTAGCAGAACAAACAGTTTTTGAGTTAAAGGTTCTAACCCCCTCAGATGACACAATTCTGGAAAACCTTATGGGTAATGTTACTCGTACTGGTGCAATCGAAATGCGTAACGGGGATCAGAATTATGCAGCACTTACTATCGGTCTTATCGGAGTTCGTAACTTCTTTGACGAAGAAGGTAAACCTATTCAGGTGGTGCGTAACCAACTGGTTAAAGTTTATGGGAATGTTAATCCTATTAACGATGATTTTCTTGCTCGCATCCCTAAATCTGTTCGTACAGAGCTTGCGGCCCAGATTCAGTTAGGTAAAGAGATTGACGAGGAAGACTCAAAAAACTCATAATCCTTACTTGTTTATATGTGGGTTGGGTTAAACACGGGAGCTGTTTACCTGACTCAGATAACTCTATGGGATGTCACTCTGAAGTGAAAAAGGCAAGGTGGACTATCCCTTGCCTTTCTTGTATGGCAGAAGGTAGAGTTCAAGGTAAGGTGTGTCCTGAGTGTAATGGTATGAAGAAGATACCACAATCGCGATGCCCCCTCAGTCAGATAACAGACCACAACCATCAGGGTTTTAGATTCTATTGTCATTTCAAAAATTATAACATTCTTCCAGAATCAGGAGGTATGGCGGAACAAAGTAGTTATTTTTTAAAAGTATTGGAATTTTGCGAAACTGTAACTAATCTCACTGGTAAACTAGACGATGAGCATAAACAGAGAGTAGCAATGATGAACTCAAAGGCAGGAAAAGATGGCTTCTAAGAAGACTGACATAGAACTGAATATTAAGGTTAGATCCGACCTCAAGAAGGATTTCGTAGACTCTCAGAAAGAGGTCAAGAAACTTACTCAGTCTCTGAAAGAGTTGAAAGAAGCTAAAGTAGAAGCCTCTGCTGCCGGTAAGGGTACTAAACGGATTGAGAACAATATAGAGAAGACTCAGAAGGAGCTTACAGCTTCTAGACGAAGAGCTAATAAAGCTTATGAGTCTGATGTTCAGAAAACTCTAGATAATGTTCTAGCTATGAAGCTAGACCACGTAAGGAAGATGGAAGCCGCAGGGATGCGTCTAGCTCTAAAGCAGCAGGATGCGTTAAATAAACCTTTACAAGCTAATCTTATCAAGCAACAATCTGTAGCTAAGTCTATTCTACACACTGAAAAGAAAGAAACTTTAGAGCTTCAGAAACAGGCTGCTATTGAAGTAACTAAACTTAAACAAGCTCAGAAATTAGAAATTTTAGAAAAACGTAGATTGAACACTCTGGAACTACAAGCTAATGCTCAGAAGCTAGGTTTAAGTAGAGGTAAGAGAACCCCTATGCAGAACGCTCTACACGGAGCTAGAAGTATGGGTCAAGCTATGCATTACTCAGGAGCCTTTGAGGGGGAGCTTGGTAAATTTGCTACAGCTCTTCCTGCTGCAATCTCAGGTATTTCTAGTCTCAGTCTAGGGTTCGCAGGTCTTACCCCTTATATAGCTGCTACTACTGCTGCTATGGCTACTGCGATCGCTATCTTCGCACAAGGTACAAAAATACAACAGACCTTAGCTGGTATCCAGGCTGTTACAGGAGCTACGGATGTTCAGTTGAATACGGCTGCTAACTCTGCTATGGCAGCAGCCTCTGCGTTTGGTGTACTTGCTGACGATGTACTGAAAGCTAACTTAGAGCTTTCAAAACTAGGATTTAACGCAGATACAGCAGCTCGTATCGCCCCTCAAATCACCAAATTCTCCAAAGCAGTAGGAGCTGACACTAAAGCCTCTGCAGAACTTATTGGTGAGGTTTTACATATGTATAAACTCTCTGCTGCTGAAACCAGTAGAGTAGGCGACTTATTAGCTAACTCGGTTTCTAGCTCTGCTTTGGATTTTGAAAAGATAGCAGGATCAATGAAGTATGTAGGTTCTATCGCAGGTAATACAAATGTTACCTTAGAAGAAACTACTGCAACCCTAGCAACTATGGCGAATCAGGGAGTGAACTCGTCTCGTGCTGGTACTGCCGCTAGGACGATGATGCTTCGTCTAGGTGATGCTACTTCTAAAGTTTCAAAAAGACTTAAAAAAGAAGGTATTCCTGTAACAGCAGAATTTTCAGAGAAGCTAGAATCTCTAGCTGATATGAAACTCTCTTCTGCTAGAGTTAAAGAATACTTCGGTCAGTACGCCTCTACAGGTGCTTTAGCCTTACTATCCACCATAAGACTTACAGAAGCTCAGAAAAAGGAACGTATAGCGGCAGGAGAGACTGCTGCATCATATAGAGACTTAATGAGTGTATATTCTGATGTATCTAACTATAAAGGTACAGTTCAGAGTATGGCTGAGACTACCATTGATACATTTAGCGGTAAGTTTGATAAATTAGGTGAGACTATCAGAAACACCTTCATTAAAGCTTTTAGCTTCTTTGATAATGGTGGATTGATGGATTCCTTAGACCAAGTTACAGAATGGTGGAAAAGGAACGAACATAATATTTTAGGTTTGATGGATAGTATCACAGAAGGTTTCGGTGCAGTCTTCGATACTATAGGTTCTATAGGTTCAGCTTTTTATAAAGCGTTAGTGACTCCTGTAAATGCAGTAATTGCTGGACTTGATGAAATCTCTGAAAAACTAGGAGGTCTTCAGGCTATCGAGATAGGTAACAACGCTGCTAGAAGTCAGATGGTTTCAACTACTTTTAAAGCACAGGGCCATATAGCAGCAGTACAGGAAGCTAAGAGTATGTATAAGGGTATATTCCACACCTTAGACAACCTTACTACAAGAGATGCTAAAATGGATAAGAGCGACCTTACAGAGGCTAGTAAAGCTCTTGTAAAGATTACTGATAGAGAATACAATACTTCTGCTAAAGTGATGGAAGCTTATGCAGAGTTAGAGAGACGTAAAAGTGAATTGAAAGGTGCTGAACTAGGCCCAGATAATTTTATCAATCAATCTATTATAGACGCACTTACAGGAAAAGATGAAAGGTCGATTGCATACCAAGAAAGAGTTTTACATAGAGCAGAGGAGTCTGACAGGATAGCCGAGAATCAGTTACAAGCACACAATAAAGTAGTAGAGGAGTTAAGAAGTATTTATAAACTTGCAGACACTCCTGAAATGACTCGTAACTCTTTAGAAGCTCAAGTCAAGACTGCTTATGATACAGCAGTAGATAGAATTGCCGTATTGAACGCTAAACGTCTCAAGATGGCGGATATGAATAATAAAACTAACGGAGAGTGGGCTGAAGGTTATACTGCTGCTGATGCTCAAGCTATATCTACAGAGATACAAGCCTTAGTGTCTGAGTTTAATAAAATGTACGGAGCTACTGTTAAATTAGTAGCTAAGGAAGGTCTAACAGCAGACGATATAAAGTTTGAAATAGGTCACGCTTACGATACTCGAGTTCAGTCCGGTAGAACTAAAAGTGAAGCAGACCAAGCATTTAAAGCTTTTAAACTTAGCTCAGACTCTACAAAAGATTTCTTTAAGAAGATGGAAAGTAGAGCTAATAGAGTAGGAGGTAACTTACTAGACCTTTATATGGTAGGTTTTCAGAAAGATGTAGGGTTTACTAAATCTCCTATGAACACTGACCCAGTTTCTACTAAAAAGGGTGGAGGGCGTAGAAGTAGTGGTCTGAGTAAAATCTCTTTGGGTAACTTTGACGTACAGGATTATTTTGTCCCCCTCAATAATTCCATTAGAGAATTTATTAATAGAGAAACTGCTACGACCAAACAATACGAAGACTCTATAAAACAACGTATTGATTATGTAAAACAGATTAACGCTATTAACAAAAGGTTTGACCAGAAACGTCTAGAAATAGAACACAAAATTGCCGAGCAGACTGTTAATGCTAATAAGAATATTGCTGACAAATTACAGGTTATTTTCAAAGAAATGGCTCCGGGTAAAACTGCTGGAATCGATACTGGGAGTATTCACAGGAAAGCCCAAGAACAACAAAAATACGATTTGATGAAAGCTTCAGGTAGATTCTCTGAAGGGGAATTAGCTATTCAACAAAAACTTATTGATGCTCAGACAGCTCAGGTTAAAGAGATGGCCAAGGTTATTAATGATTTGATGAAAGGTTATAATCACGAGACAGCTACCGATGCTCAGAAGAAAGCTCAAGCTATTAAAGTTTTTGGGAAGGAAAAAGTTGGAAGTTCTTCACCAGAGGAAATCAACAGAGCATTACAATTATTCACTACAGCAGGCGATATTGTTGAAGTGATGAAGCAAATGCGTGATGCAGGTATAGAATTTACAGGAGCGTTAAAAGAAGCTCTTACACCAGTACAGAAACAACAAAAAATTGCTAAGACCCTATCTGATGCAGATATGGCTGGTAAATCATATAAGCAGAGAAATCTATCCTCTTATAACGCTTATTCATCTTCTGGTGGGTGGGCCTACGACCCATTCTCTTCTGCTGCTGTAAAATACCAAGCAGGAGAAAATAGAAGAGGAGTTCAGAAAGATACTCAGACTGCTAGGTATAATGAATTGTCTATGAATTTAAGTATAGCTGAAGGTGAGTACGAAGAAGGTTCTAAAGAAGCTCAACTATACATAAATGCTCAGAAGCAATTAGCCTTAAACTTTAAAGATTTTGAAAAGGCTCAACAATCTGAACGTATGGCTGCTAGATATGAAATGTTCGGTCAGATGATAGCGGGAGCTCAAAAATACTACTCTACTGTTACTAATCTAGCTAACACTTATATGCAGATGCGAGACTTACAGTATCAACGTGAGATTAAGCAGATTGACGATAAGTATAAGAGAGCTATGTCTTGGACTGATACTCTTAATAAGCAAGGTATGTTGACTGATAGAGCCGCAGAACGTAGAAATATTCTCTTAGAGAAAAATAAAGAAGAAGCTAAAAAGAAAGCTTTCCAGAAAGAGAAGAAATTCAAAAAAGCTCAGATCGTACTGAACACAGCTCAGGCTATTATGGGTACTTGGGCTGGTTATGCTGCAATGGGTCTTCCAGGTATGATTGCCGCAAGTGCTCAGACAGCTATGCTTGCTGGACTGGCTACAGTTCAGATGAATATGGTAGACTCTCAGAAGTATGCTAATGGTGGTATGCCTAGAGGAGCTAATGCGAATGTTACGATGAATGAACACGGTCAGGAAGGTGTACTTAATGCTTCCGCTATGGCTCGTATGGGTTCTCGTAATCTACATAACTTAAATAAAGGTTACTCTTCAGATGATAATTCTGAGAACTCTACAAGTAATGTTTATCATATTAGTTATTCTCCTACCACTACCTACACTGGTTCGAGTTCAAGTCCTGCTGATATTCAGAATAACGAAGCTGAAAATAGACGTAAATTCTCAGAGATGTTGAAAGATACGAACGCTAGAGGTTACGACAAAAATACAAGAGTGAGGATTTAATGGAAGTATTAGAATATAATCAAAAAGCAATCCTGAGGGGGTCTAAACTCTTCAGGTTTGTTTTGGTTGCCGATGAAAATGCTGTATTAGATTTAACCGAAGGGTCGTTCATCAAAACCCCCTCAGAGGTTGAAATTATGAGTAGATTCTATACCGTCAAGACTGACTCGGTTAAATACCTTAGAGGTTCCAGAATTGAAGGAGGTACGATAGATCCTTTTTATGGAGGGGACGGTTCTGTTAGACA